AGACTGCTTCAAGCGCAACTTCCAACGTCGCAAAATGGACAATCACGAATAATGGTGATGGGTACAAGAATGGTGAAACTGTAACTATACCGGCACAATCAGGAAGTCCTTATTCTTTTCCAGCTACAGAAGTACAGGTCACAATTGAACGTGACACCGATGGTACGGGTTCAGGTTCGACTGTTATTAACAACTTAAATCCCTTCGATAAAATTGCTGACTTCCCTCAGTATTACGACGGTGATATTTCAAGCCATCAATCAGGCCCAGAACACGAAATTTGCTATGTGAATCAAATACTAGAACCGACTAACACAGGACCGGCAACTTATAACAACTTGGCTTTTGCTGGTATTCGTATTAATAGCTCAAAAGAATGGACTAACTTTTCTCAGCTATCTGCCTACTTCACGCAGGGAATAAAAGTCGAGAGTTTAATTGATGGTGGAAAAGGTGCAACAAACCTATTCCCTGAGATTGCATACAACCTATTAACTGATCCAAATATCGGTGCGGGTGATTTGATTGGTGTGACTGCTGTTGACAAAACCTCGATGGAGAGGGCAGCAAAGTTTTGTCGTGCCAATGGGTTTAAGTGGGATGGCATGATTTCTAACAGTCTTAACTTGCGTGAGTTTATCTTTGAGATGGCTGGTTATGCTTTCTTAGACTTCACAATTATTGGAGGGCGTTTCTCCTTAGTTCCTAGTGTTCCTTATCACGGAACTCTTGATAATCCCGGCACGATTGATGGAGGAGCAAAGCCAGAGATACGTGCGTTGTTCAGTGATGGAAATATTAGTGATTTAAAAGTGTCGTTCTTAACCCCAGAGGAGCGTCAAGTATTTAAAGCTGTCGTTTTATATAGAAAGGAAACTAAAAATGGTTTTCCAGAAACGCGATCAATCTCAATTCGTTTAAATGACACAGCTAGTGAAAATGCTCCAGTCGAGAAATTTGATTTAAGTGGTTTCTGCTCATCAAAAGATCACGCAACGATGTTTGCTCAGTATGCGTTGAAGACAAGGAAGCTTGTTGACCACGGGCTGACCTTCAAAACCAGTCCTCAGAACTGTGTTGGTCTGATGCCCGGTCAGTATTTCAGACTCGTAAGTGAAGCAACTCATACCAGCCGTTTCCAGAATGGAGCAATCACCGACACAGGTGAGATTATTAGTCGCGATACTTTGTCAGGTTCACAATCTATTTATTACTGGCTACCCGGAACAACTGAAGTTAAGGAGGGTACTTTGAATACTTCAAATGTTGATCATGCTTTGCGTGGTTCACTCTTTACGATTCGGAATAACACAACAGAGAATAGAGTTTATAAGGTTGAATCAATTGCTTATACCGAAGAGGGATTAGTTGAAATTGCTGGAAGTTTTGTTCCTTTAACCAGTACAGGATCGTTAGCGGTCCTAGAATGGTATGGATTGACTGATCAATTCGTTATTTCAGATAACTAATGGCAACTGGAGCGCAACCATTCCCAACAATTAAGCCTACTTCTAGGTCTTACACACCGGGGGAATATCCAACGCAAGAATTTGTTTCGCTAGATGGAACAAAAACTTACATGCGTTATGGCAATAAAAGATCAGAGTCAACCTTGGATTTGAGCTTTAATAACATTTCTGATAGTGAAGCAGATGAAATATTAGATAACTACGTAACTGTTAACGAGACTTGGACAACAGCCGACGAAAAGACTAGATGGGTGACGTTTAGCACAAGTGATGGATTGAACGGTGCGGAGTCTGGTCTTCCTTCTTATTTAAGTGAGGCAGGTCTTCGCTGGCGTTATTCCAAGCCGCCAAAGGTTAAGAGTGTGCAAAAAGGCATCAGTAATGTGACCTGTTCCTTTGTCGCTTGCCTAGATTCGCCTAAACTAAGTTAATTAACTCCAACTTACCTAAATCAAGTGGCATTTTATTCAGGTCAAGATGGCAAGCTTTATATAGATGGCAGTGCTACTGAAGCAGCTAAAGTTGTTTCTTGGTCATTTTCAGCTTCGCAATCCACTCTCGACACAACCAGTCTTTCTGATACAGATCGAACACTAATCGAAGGGATACGTAGTATCTCGGGTAGTTGCCAGATCTATTATCACAGTGATGCCAGTAGTTCTGGAGATGCCACCACTCTTATTGGCAAAGTAATTAAGGCACGTAGCGCGGCGGGTGTTCCGGGTGTTGCTCCAAAGCAAAACGCTACGACAGCAGAAACAGCGACAATTCTCGAACTTGGCTTTAAGGATTATCAAGGCACGATTAAGAAGATCAAGTTACCTGTTGTCTTGACCAATGTTTCGATGACAAGTTCTCAGGGTGAGGTCTTATCAGCCAACGTATCGTTTGAAGCTAATGGGGCTCCAAGTTCTATTAACATCTAATGGCTGGAAAAGTTATCACCGGTGATGATGGTTTCGTTGAACTTCAACGGACATCTCTCGAATACTCGCTACAGACGACATTGGAAACATCTGATGTCAATACAGTCCGTAAACGCTTCTCCGTTGACGGGGTATCCGATAGCGTAATTACCGGAGATAAACTCGAAATTGCCACTGTCGATGGATCAACTCTTGAATTAGTTAACGGCCATAATTATCCAGATGGAAGTTGGTTTGTTTTTGTAGATGAAGTTGGTGGACTACGTTTATACGATACTTTTGATCAAGCTATAGAGGGCGGTGCGACGAATGCTTTAACTCTTGTTACTCCAAGTAGCGCAAAGGCAATAACATTAAAAGCCAGAAATGTGGCATATAGACCACTTGCTAAAGTAAAGGATTTTGAATTTACAACTAATAGAGAGTTAATACAGACAGAAACCCTTGGATCAAAATTTAAAGAACAATATGAAAACGGTTTAATTCAAGGTCAAGGCACAGTTAATTGTTTTTGGGAACATCGTTATTTACTGACTGACCCAGATACTCGACATGCTTTAAAGCCAGAATTTGCTGCTTACCTAGCTCGGTTAATTCTTAGATTAGATCAAGGATGCGATTTTAATGGTCGCTTCTTTATGTATCGCGAAAACTCATATTCAAAAAATAACTGTTGGTGGGAATGCGAAGCGCAGATAACTAACTGCGCTATAAACGTACCTGCCGGAGGGGTTGTTGAAACGCGGATTGAATTTGTAACTACTGGAAAATTCCAATTAAAAACAGGTAATACACCGGGATATTTACTTCAAGAATCTACAGATTATTTATTACAGGAGACAGGCGAAAGGATTTGGTTAGAAGAGGAGGGAACTTAATTGAGGATAAGCTACTAAGATAAGTTAAATAGTTGAGTCAAGTGAATGGCTGACCTCCAGATAAGTCAACTGCCCGTATTAACGAGTGTCGCGGCGGCTGATGATCTCCCTATAGTCGATATTTCTGGGTCTGAGACTCGTCGAATCACAGCGAAGAATTTAATACAACAGGGAGTAGCCTTAATTGATGCGGGTTCAATACCCGGTTCTGCACTAGGAACTCTTAGCGCAAATAGCGTTGTAACGGCAAGCATTACAGATGGAAATGTCACCAATGCGAAGCTAGCTAATTCAAGTTTTAGCTTTGGCGGCCTGACCATTTCTCTTGGCAGTACTGACAGTACACCGGCTCTTGATCTAACTGACGCAACTAATTATCCGGCATCTTCCTTAAGTGGAACAGTATCTAATGCTCAGTTAGCTGGCTCAATTGCAAATAATAAATTAGCTAATTCATCCATATCTTTAGGTGGAGTTTCGATAAACCTTGGTGATACGAATGCGACTCCAACATTAGACCTAACTAATGCAACTAATTACCCCGCGTCTTCATTAACTGGGACGGTATCGAATGCTCAGTTGGCCGGCTCAATTGCCAACTCTAAGTTAGTTAACTCTTCAATCATCATTGGTGGAGTTACGTTAAACCTTGGTGATACAGATAGTAGTCCAGCTTTTGACCTGTCAGATGCGACGAATTATCCGACATCTGCTTTATCAGGAACGATTACAAATGCTCAGTTAGCTGGAAGTATCCAAGGTTCAAAAATTCTTGCAGGGAGTATTTCTGCAACTGAACTCGGAACAAATTCCGTGACGGCGAATGAGCTAGGCAATTTATCTGTGGATACGGCGGCTCTTATTGACTCAAGTGTGACCGATGTAAAAATCTCAGCAGTTAGTGGTACAAAAATAACTGCGGGGTCTTTACCAGCTACAGCTATAAACGCGAGTAATTTAGGAACCGGTTTAGCAATATCCAGTAATAACCTTGTTATCAATAACACTGTGTCAGCGGGTTCCGCTGCGAAAGTCACATTCTCTAGTGTTGGACTAATCACAGGTAGCGCGAGCCTTGCAGCTAGTGACCTACCTCTGGCAACGACAACTTCAGTCGGTGGTATTTCTGTAGGAGGCGGGTTAAGTGTTACTGGAGCAGGTGCATTATCTCTTTCTAATAGTATTTCTGCGGCCACAGTTTCAGGTATTCAATTTAACGCCTTTGGACAAATTGTATCTGCCACAAGTTTAACTAGCAGCGACTTACCCTTATCAACAACCAGTCAAGTTGGTGGTGTTCAGGTTACATCAGGCGGGGGATTAAGTGTTGACGGAAGTGGAGGATTATCGACTTCTACGAGTGGAATTAGTGCCGGTACATACACTAAGCTAACTGTTAATACAAAGGGTGTTGCAACAGCAGGTCAACTTCTAGTTGCGGGAGACATACCAGACATACCTGCAACTAAATTAACGACTGGGGTTATAGATGCTGGAAGGATTGGGGCAGGTACTATTGATAGTTCTAAATTAAGTGATTCATCAACAGCGATAATACAATCAATAGCTCAGTTAGGTTTCCCAACAGCAGGGGTATTCACTGGACAGCTACTCTTCGACCCGATTGCAGAAGACGCTTATCTCTGGGACGGGAATGCTTGGAATCCAATCAC